GCTTGAACGCTTCCAGCGACGTCGAGAGGTTGTACCGGCCGCCGGGAGACAGCGTCACCTCCTTGTAAGTCCCCTTCTGGTATTGCCACAAGTCGCTCAGCACTTGACTGTCGGAGAGACGGACGATCGGGGACGTAGAGCTCACGCCAATGTCGTCGACCCCAGAGGCGAACGCGGACAACGGTCCCACGACGGTATCCTCCCGCGGCGTCATAAGCCCGACTCGCACGAGGCATCCGACCGTCGAGTTGTTCACGATCATCACGCTTACACCCGTGCGCTCGAACTGGAAAGCATTCTGGTACGTCTTCACCGTTGGGTCGACGCTGACGACTTCGTTCGTCGACGAATCGAAGTACGCAATGGAGCTGAGCGAATCCGTGACCCTAAGCTTCGAGTTCACGATCACCTGCGCAGTCCTGCTCTGACCCTCCGGGATACCGAGCACGGTGACATGCAAACGGCGATGGATCAGCGTGCCCGTATTGCCAGCTAGCCCGCGCGACAGCTTGGCCACCTTGCGCGTCAGCATCTTAATACCGGTCTTGTGGGCACCCTTCCCCTTGAACTTGCGCTTACGCTTGGAAACGCGCCGAGTCGTACGTTTCCTCGTGGCATTGCCAGAAACCGAAGTTTTGCCTCCGGGACGACGGGTCGGGGGACCTTGACGCCGGAAGTTGAAAAAGCTCGCCATGGTTTTACTTAGGCAAAAAAGTCTTTTCGCCGTGCACCACGTTTTATTTTTCGGAATAAATTAGGCGCTACGCTGGAATACCAGGATTTATTCCGAGAGCTTCGCTCGAGGTCTAATATGATAGACCATTTGGACCTATTGGACCTACCCCTTTTAGAGGTGGACCAGGACCAGTTTCCCCTGCTCAATCAGATAGACGACCCATCTGTCCGCTGAGATCTGATCGTACTTCGGCAGGTGGTTGGCCAGCACCAATACGTGTGGCGGGTCCATGAGCACCTGCCTCGTTTCGTACTTCAAGTTGATGAAGAATCCGTCCTTCACCGATTCCATCGCTGAATAGAGGTCCAGCTCAGACAAGTTGGCGGGCTTCGCCCGGGTGAGGTTCCAGCAGTAAACGTTCTTGCCCGGCAGCTTTGACACCAGGTTCAGCACATCCGTCGAATGCCCATAGCCGAGGCCAACGCCGTCGTGGCGGTAGACTAGCGTCTTGAGGAACTTCGTCTTGCCATTGTTGCCAACGGGGTCATATATCCAGTACATGGTACGGTCGTTGGGCTTCATGGCCACGATATCGAGGAGAGTCCGCTGCCACGCGGGCATGCGCTCGAGAGGCCAGAGATCAGCGCCCAGATAAATCTTCTTGTCGGCCCAGGGGCCCGCGACACGGCTCGTTTCTTTCAGGCAATAGGTTCGGAGGGCCTCGATGCCCGCGGTAGACGACGGACTAATCTCCACGCCGCTCATCTCGACGTTCGCGGCTATAGCCAGTGCCTTCGCCCGATGCTTGGCAGTCGTGTGAAAATAGCCTTGGTAATGCGGGTTGGCCTTACCCTCAGCGCTGGTGGTGCACTCCGCTTGGTACACGAACTTGTCGGCGGTACCCCTCACCCAGCGATGAAATACTTCTTTGGTATCGGCAGAGAACACGGCCGACCATCTCACCGCGAAATGGTACACCTGAGATTTCTGCTCGGCCTTCGGCATTTTATGACTTGTGACAAAATATTTGCGGACTTTTTGGGACCCACAAAAGTCCGGTTCTCCAAGTGAGATTTTTGGTTTTCCACGTGAAAATCCGGGTTTCGACATGTGAGCCCGGAATGGGGAGACCCCAAACCCCCGGACGAGAGAGATTATGCATACGCCCTTTATGACTAAAAGCTCTGCAGGACAGCTTCGGGCTGGTTGGCTTGGACGCCGCCGGCGGTGAACGCCGCGGTCTCGTCGTTGACTAGCACGACCCGCTTGATGTCCGCGCCCGCCGGGTATGTAATCCTGCGCGTCACCAGGACCTTGACCGTCAGCTGCGCCTCGGTGAAGTTCATCAGCGTCGGAGTGGCACTGTCGTTTTGCAAAGCGCCGATCGCCTGAATGAACAGAACGGCCGCTTTGTCGTCCTTGCGGTAAGTGAGGTCATCGGCGTCTGCGGTCGCCAGCTCGTGCTTGAACGCTTCCAGCGACGTCGAGAGGTTGTACCGGCCGCCGGGAGACAGCGTCACCTCCTTGTAAGTCCCCTTCTGGTATTGCCACAAGTCGCTCAGCACTTGACTGTCGGAGAGACGGACGATCGGGGACGTAGAGCTCA